TGGACACTAAAGAAGGGGCTATAAAAGTTGCTGAAAAATTAATGGATGAAGCAGAAGAAGGTCTTTATGGCCCTAAAGAGATTGAATACGGTGGTTATGTATGGTCTATTACTTATGATGATGAAGATGGAGATGAGATGATAATTACTGAAGATGGAGAGGAAATGGCATGACATGGGAAGATATACTAAAAGAAGAAAATAAAATTCTTAATGCTTTAGATTCTAAGCAAAAGAAAAAACTAAAGAAAACGCTTCAAGCGGCAGAACCTACAGAGTATTTCGGTCAAGACTTTACACAGTTAGGCGATTTAATTGGGATGTTAGAAGAATTAGATTTGGTTAAAGATGATAATAAGATGAAAAAGCGAATGAAATCTATTAATGAGCAAAACGTTGATATGGTCGCTACTGCGAGCAAACTCCGTAAGCAGTACGAACAACTGTATCGACAGGTGAGAAAAATAGTATATCCAAAGAGTGCTGGTAGTTTAAGGGAGGATGAAAAATGACAGAAGAAAATAATGAAATGATAGACTTACTAAAAGAATTAGTAGGAAGAATAAAAGAAATAGAAAAGACAGTTTATAATAATGATAACATTTTAATGAAATCAGGAATGGTTACAACTAATACACCAGTTCCAGCAATGAAAACACATTCAGATGTTCCAGATTCAGATACAATTGCTAAGATGAGTTGGGATGATATAAACAATTTAGTAGACAGATTAGGTGGTAATTAAAATGGCAAATGAAAAAACAAAATATATGGAAGAACTAGCCAAATTTGTAATTGGCGAAGAAATGAAATTGAAAAGAACTAAAGGTGAAAAGGCAAAACTAAAAGAATTAGGTGTCGGTCATCTTTCTGATGAAGCAAAGGGCTTTAGTGTAAAAGAAGGAAAAAGAGTTTACGCTAGTGCTAATAAAAAGAAGTAGGTGATTACGTGTGCCTCTCTTACTTCAAAAAGATAAAGACCCTTTAACGGTAAGAGTAATTCAATTTTTTGAAAAAATGCGAATGTCATACTTATCCGCTTTATCGGATAAGAAAACCTATGGTAAAAAATGGGTAGGAGAAATTAAAACTCTTAGACAACAATGGGATGATATAGATGATTTTGCTCAAGCAATTAAACAAAATATAACTGAAAAGGAATTATTTTCTGATGAAGCAGAAAATGTAGAAAGTGATGATGCTAGAAAAATATATGAAGAAATAAAAGAATTAAGATATTCTTCTGAATTAGTTAAAGACCCTTTTGTTAATAAATATAGAGAAGAAGTATTAGATAAACTAATGGAAAGTGAAGCGTTATTTGCTCAGTTTATACATTGGGCCATTAGAATTCACGATAAATCTTTTAGTGAAGAAGCATGGAAAAAGAATGATTTAGAACCTGATACTATTACTGAAGGTTATAGAGGATTAAATTTAGCACCTAAAGACGTAGTGGATTTTATCGTAGAACATTATGGTGATGGTAAAGATACTAGAAGAATAAAAGGTAAATTTAAAGCCGCTGAAAAATTATTAGAAGAAATTTATATTGCTCACCATAGTAAATCTACTTGGGATAACCTTGTAAGTTTTAAAAAAGCGGAAAAATCTGAATCTCATTTCTTGGTTCCTAACAAACCAATGTATAGAATTTTTGAAATAAATGATTTAGAAGAACTAAAAGGGTTTACTGGTAAATGGGTAGTTCAAGAAAAATATGATGGTATGAGAATACAAATTCATAAAATAGATAATAGGGTGAAAATATTTTCTTTTAATGGTAAAGATATTACAGATAAATGCCCTGCTCAAGTTAAAGTAATGAAGGCAAAACATTTTGGAGACTGTATTTTAGATGCAGAACTAATGTTATTTGATGGGGAAGAACCACTACATAGGGCAGAGGTTGTTGCTAGAATTTTTAAGAATAAAGAATCAGACACGATATTAAGGGCGCATGTTTTTGATATTATGAGGCATGAAGGTGATGAATTACTAGATACTGAATTATCAGAAAGACTTACAACATTATTTAATAATTATTCACCTCATTCAGATGAGATGTTAGCATTTCCTTCTAAAAAAGATACCCGTTACGCTGACTCTATAAAAGAGGTGAAAGAATACTCAGAAGAAATTATGAAAATTCCAACTGCTGAGGGAGTAGTTATAAAAGATATAACTTCTACTTATTTTATAGGAACTAAGAAAAATCCTAAATGGGTTAAGTGGAAAAAGTTTGTTGATTTAGATTTAATGGTATTGGATAAGAAAACTACTAAATCTAATTTATTTAGTTATACTTTAGGTGCTGGTCCTTTAACAGATGAAGATGATTTTAAAAACACTAAAGAAATAGATGATAGAAAATATTTGGATGTTGGTAAATCTTTGAATACTAAAATAGATGTAGATGTTGGTAAAATCATTAGAGTTAAAATTGATGAAGTTAAGAAAGATAAAGATGGTGGGTATAAAGTATTGTCTGCTAAAGTAATAGAAATACCTGAAGTAGAACTTCCAGAAAAATTAATTACTTTAGATTTCTTATCACAAGACACTAAGAAGTCTTTAAATTATGACATTAAGGCGTTAGAAAAAGGATATACTATTACAGATACTATACATGGAGAGGCCACTCTTATCTTTAAATCTGATTTAGATGGATTTGCTTTTTATGGTTTTGAAGAAAATAATCTAATGGCGAAGAACGCAATGTTAGATATTGACATATGGAAAGAGCAAGTAGAAGATATGTTAAAAACTCAAAAGTCTAAACTTAGAGTGGGAATTAAAAACTTCTTAATGGAAGATGAAGATGGTAAACCTTATAGTGAAATAGAAGAATTTGTTTCTCAGAAATATCTAAAAGAATTTAATAATTTATTTGGGTCCAAATCTAAAAAATTAAGAGATTGGTTGAAGCAACAAGAAAGTATTACTCATGATAAAGAAAAAGATATGTTCCATGCTAGGTTCGATATGATAGAAAAGTATGAAACTCCTAAACAATATAGAGAAGGAGAGTTTAAAGTCTATCGTAAAGAAAATAATAATTTATCTATTATGTTTAAATTAGATGAAGAACTCATTGGTTGGGAAATAGATATAGATGAAGAAGATGATATTTTTGCTTTATTTGGTAAATCTGGAAAGTTCCCCGCACAAGTAGAAAATAAATTTAGAAAAGGAAAACTAATTGATTCTGGAAAAGTAAAGTTAGGAGTACAAAGACATGGTTATCACGAATACTTCTTAGAAGGAAATAAATTTGAAACTAAATTCCACGTTAGAGTAATACCAGTTAAAGGTAAAGATATGTGGCTTGCTTGGACTGGAATTGAAACAGAACCCGTCAATCCTGAGACAGATGATGGTATTTGGGATATTAGAGAAGATAAGAAATCTAAACTAGTTTTAAAGGAATAATTAATATAGTTCATTTAGAAAAGCGTTAACTAATGAGTGCAACTGCTATTTTGAAAACGGTTAATCCTACAAGGCAAGATTCTTTTAGTATTTTAAAATCTAATGATTTAGTAATTGGAGGATATGCTTCAATAGAAATGGTAGATAAACAAAATGATTTGATTACTTTAGGGGCTTTAAAGGAAGCCGTTGGTAAATATATGAAAATTACAAAATTTAGAAATGTAATGACTAATCATTCTAATGTTCAAGTAGGGGAAGTTATTCCTAAATATAGAGATAAAAACGGTAAACTATGGAAAACAGATGTTGATGATGTTGGGTTCTTTGTAGTTATCAAAATGAGAGAAGACATTGAAAAGGCAAAAGAAGTTGGCCGAGAAATAAGAAACGGTAGTCTTCGTTCTTTTAGTATAGGTGGACAAGCCTTAGAAAAGAGAAAGAAAAATCATAAAGAATATGGAGAATATAATGAAATCTCCAAATTAGAACTCCATGAAGTTACTATTTGCGAAAAGGGAATAAACCCAGAAGCAAAGTTTGACATATTAAAAATGGACAAAGGTGAAACAAAAATGAATGATATAGAAAAGGCATTAAATGAATTAAATGACACTTTAGATAGAATTAACAATATATCTAAAATGGAGTTCTTAGAAGTTCTAACGGATTATAAACAAGGAAAATCTAGTTTAAAGGATGTTAGAGATACTGCTAAAAAAGATATATTTACTACTAGAGGAAAGTTAGACTCTAATAATAGTACGTTAAGAAGGTTAGTAGAAGAAGAAATTTTTACTAGAAAAGAATTAAACGAAATGGTAGAAGAACATAACTCTGAATCAAAAGACAGATTAAGTGGAATGGATATGCCAATGGGAATGGACGATGATGATGTAGAAAGGGCTGATTTAAACAAATCAACGGAAAAGCATATAAAGAACATAGTGAAAAACACTGAATCAACGAAGGAGGCAAATGATATGTCAAACTTAGAAAAAGAAGAATATATGGACACAGATGAAGAAGAGAAAACTATGTACGGTAAAGAGGACATGGAAGATAAAGGGCATGGCATGATGCACGATAAAGAGGATATGGAAGATAAGGCTGATGAAGATATGGAAAAATCAAAACCTGATTTACCTACTGGACAAGTAGAAGCGGGAACTGCTGGAGGATATGTTGACGATACTCACGACCAAATGAGTGATGACGGAACAACAATTAAGCAATTTGAAGACCAATCTACATTAGATTTATCACCAGAAAACTTAGAAAAGGCTTATGCAGAATTTAAAGCAGAACAACTTGAGAAGGCGGCTTACGCATCAGTAAAGAATAACTTCCAAGCAAGATTCGATGCTGAAATGGTTGCTAAGAAAGAAGAAATTGCAAAGTCTAACTACGATGCTGAAGCAGAAGTAGCAGAATTAAAAGAGCAATTTAGTTCTTTACTAAAATCATTAACAGAAGAAAAAGAAACTGTAATTAGAAAACAAGAAGAAGTAGTTGCAGAACTTAATATTCCATCAAGCGATGAAATCGCTAAAATGGATTGGAGCGATATTAACGCTCTAGTTGAAAGGCTTGAGGGCCAAATTTAAAGGAAGTGAATAAAATGACAAAATACATAAACACAATGAAAGATTTAGAAGCGGCTACTTACGGTAGCCTCGGCGGTGGTGCTGGAAACAGTTTATTAAAATCGGCTGGAGTAGTAGGTGCTATTAGTAGTGGATTTAAAGGTTCTAGTGATTTAACAATTGACCTTAACGGTACAGCAGGTTCTAACCTAACTGCACTTTACAATATGGTATATGGGCAAAAAGTTTGGTCAATGATTAACCAAGAAATAAACCCATTATCAATTTTACCTAAAAGACCATACACATCAAGTGGATGGAGAGTAATGATTGCTAGACCTCAAGGTGGAAGTGGAGCGGCTTTCTCAGTTAACACAACAACTGGAAATGCTCAAGGTAATGCTTCTCCTGATGCTGACTTAATTGGTGGTGTTGGAGAAAATGAAGCATTAGACTCAACATCTCTTGAAGCACTTGCTCCAGAATACGATGTACTATACATGAACCCAAAGATTGTTGCTCACATGTTTGATTACAGTGAATTAGCGGCAGAAATGGCTAGAATAGATGATGGTGTTGGAGACTTAAGAAAACTTATCCGTGAAGATATGGGTAAACATCATGCAGAATCACAATCTAAAATGGTAGTAATGCCTTTAGAGTTATACGACAGTTTTGGTGGAGATATATCAACTGGTGCAGAAAAAATCAGAAGAAACTATACATCTCTATTAAAAGTTGTAAGTAGTTTTGATGAATTAGCAGATGCAGGTGGTCAACTGGATGAACTTTGTGGTGTTGGAACAGTAACAGAACATGCACACTTAGATGCAGATGTATCAACTCTTTATGGTAACACTTCAAGAGCAAGTGGCGGAGCGGCTTCCTTTATGGATGCAGTAGTTAACTATGGTTCATCTTATGCATTAGCAGGTAGAGTTTTAACTCTAAGCATTATTAATGATGTTATCCAAAATCTACGATTGAACGGTGGAACTCCAAAAGTTATTCTAACAGGATATGACACTATTCAAGCAATCTCTGACTTATTACAAAGTCAAGAAAGATTCATGGATTCTAAAGAAGTAATACCAAGCCATAACGGTGTAAAAGGTGTAAAAGGTGCAGAAGTCGGATTCAGAGTTGCAACATACTATGACATCCCACTAATTCCAGCAAAAGATATGCCTAAAACTGGTAGTGCGTCTAGTGGATTATCTGATATGCTTTTACTAGATACAGACCATCTATGGTTTGCAACTATGAAACCAACTCAATACTTCGAAGATGGTATCAGTCATGGAAACCCATTCGGTGTCGGTGTGCTTGGAAACAGAGGACTTTACAGAACAATGGGTGAAATCGGTTGTACTTTCTTTAAAGGACAAGGAAAAATCACCAACTTGAAGTGAGGTGATTTGATTGACACAACAATTTATAACAGTAATTGAAGACCATAAAGGTAGTACTGCTCCAAGAGTATCTGGAGATGAGTACTTTGTGGACTGTTTTGTTAAGATGACAGTTTATCATACAGCAGATGTAATCAATGCTTCCGATGTAGGATTAAGTAGAATCACAGCCGCAACAATAACAGGAACAACTGGTGGAGTTTCTGACGGTACTATGGCGGTTGGTTATTACATTCAAGTACCTACTGCTAATGTTGCTACTGGTCTTTATACAAGTACTAGTAGTATCAAAATAGTATTGTTTGATAATGATGGCGATTGTGCTATGTTAAGTAATGGAACTAACATGGATGATATGACATTTAGACTTCGTATTTACGGATTAATCTAAGGTGATACCTTTGGCGAAAGTAGCATTACTTCCTAAGGAAGAACAAGACCCTTTGAGTTCTGTTAGTTCTTTTGAATTCCAAACTTTAACATTTGTTGCTGGAGAACCAGCACAGGAAGTTAATGTTGGAGTCGGTGTTATGTATATGGCAGACCCTAATATGTCGGTGGAATTTACTGAATCGGATTTTAAAGATTTACCAAATAAATACTTAGAGAGAATGGCTGAAAGACTTAATGTTGAAGTAAAAGATGTTAAGGCTAAAGTTCTTCCTAAGAAATCAGTAGCATCTAAAGTTAAAAGCACTTTAACAAAACCTAAAGTTGTTGAAGAAAAGAAGGTAGAAGAACCATCAGAAGAAGAAAGTTCTGATGAGTAATTTTATACCCTTTGAGTAGTTAGCACCCTTTAACGAGGAGTCAAAATGACTGGAATAGGTGGATGTAGAAGTAGTGGTAGACTTACCGCAGATACACAAATAACAACAGGTGCAGGTAAAGTAATTAGTATTCATGGAATTTGTGTAGGTGCAGTTTCAGCAATGATTGAACTTTATGATGTTGCTTCTTCTAGTGATGCGGCGGCAAGTAATAGTCTTGGATTTGTAGGACTTGAAAAATCGGCTAGTGGTGAAGCAAGATACGCAGAAGCAGATTTACATGGAGTAATTTTCAAAGTGGGTTTATATGCTGATATTACTTATTTAACAGGGTCCAGTGGCGCTTCGTTTACAGTGGAATTTAATTGAGGGTTATAGAATGGCGGCAATAGATAAAGATACGAGACTAATAATGACAATAATGTATGTAGGTGCAATGGCTGGAATGAATGTTTATTTCTATTCAGTGTATGGTGCTGACTTACCATTTACTGCGTTTACACATGCAGTATTATTCAGCCTAATTACGGTTGGAGTTATAATGTTACAAAAATCATTATTTGATATGGTAATTAATGAAAGATTTGAAATGTGGTTACTTAATAGAAAGATTGACCTTTATTGGGAAAAGAAATCAAGAGATGAAGCACAGAGAAAGAAAATCAAAGATTCGATGTCACAAAGGAATATGAATTATTATTCCCCACAGCCATCTTATGATGAGGTAAACGAATCCTTCTTAAAGGCATTAGAGTAAAGGTGATTACCTTTGTTAGATAGACTCTTAGGAGTAGATGAACAGTCTTTGGCTTATGATTTATCAAGAGCGCATT